TTTTTTCGGGGGGGGGGGGGTGATTCCATTGGATGGGATTTCGAGTTGAAGAGGACGGTGAACAGTGCGCGATCGCAAGCGCAATTGTTCGTGCCGGTAGTGGCAAATTGGTTAGGTGTGAGCTATAGATGATGACCGGCATGGAGCCGGATGGAGATTTCTATGCAGTCGGGATATAGATACTCAGGAAAGAAATACAACGACTCGTTATTGGCTCTAGGTGGCGTAAGAGTGGGCACTCTTCACGACTTTCGAAAAAATGAGCACAAATCTGGGATATCTGATCGAAACGAAGGAAGAAAAACAGTAAGTCATCATATCGATTATGCAAGAGATAGGGTGCAGCATGCTGAGCATTTTGAAGCTTTGAAGCATTTCAATGCAATAAGCTTTGATGAAAGCGTGGATATCCAAATTTCTGATTTTTCGATGATTCAAGAGCATGATCATCCCGATTGTTTTGTGCACTGCATTTCATCTGAATATTCTCAGCAAGTTCTAGAGCAGTTCGAGGGGGCAGATTCTTGCGTTGAGATTTTCGACGTATTGGGGTTTTATAAAAGGCTCACGTCTACGCTGAATATGCATGTTTCTGCACGACTCCTGACCATTGAAGAAGTGGTTTATAAGCCGCGTCATGAAGTATGGAACGGGAAGAACTGGGGTATACATCCGGCACTGATTAAAGAGTCAGACTTTGCCAGGCAGCATGAAATACGAGCGATCTGGATCAATAATTCTGGCAAGCCGATCAGTCCGGTACTTTTGAATGATGTAGGCCTTATCCCATTTTGTAGATCAATCCAAACTCCCAGATAGAATTTGAGGATAATTTCTCTTTTGGTTGGTTTCAGCTAAAGATTAGATAAGTATTATTCGTAACTTTTACTCTGGGTAGGAATTTTATTAACTTTTGACTTGAGTTTTAGCCGGTATGAAGCCGGATCAAAGGAGCAGTAATGGCTATCGATTTCAGCAGTGGTCGCTACAACGTTTTTCAAGGGCGCGTACCGGGCCAGCTTCCCATTGGCCGGATAGACCAGGACGAGTTTGTTCGCTCACCATCAAACGTGCTTATCTACCGTTTCGACGGCGACGAAATGTACGATATGAAAGGTCGCTATCTGGGGACCGCTAATGATTCGGGCGACGGTCGGTTCATGGTTACTGACGGGCAGCACAACTGCTTGTTCGTGGTCGCACCAGAGTAGCTAGTCCTCCCGGCTAATCCGCATTGCCCCCTCTGATATGCGAGTTCCAACTTCCGCGCCAAAACTGGCGACACTTTGATTTCGTGGCGCGCAACCCGAAGAAACCGCAGCGCTTCGACCGGGCCAAGCGCGTGAAGGTGGTGAATCATCAAGGTCATGGCCTCGGCCTGCTCTTCGATGTCAGCCCAGTCCATCAGCTCACTCAGCGCCTGCTTCGTGCCAGGCCGCACTCTGAGTCGCAATTCCTCTTCCCCGGCCTTCTGCCGCTTAAGCGCTGTCCTCTCGTCCCGCTGTTTCTGGGTCAGGGCCATTTATCAGCTCCGTGTAGCCGCTGGGCGGCAAGTGAATGTGTTGCTGGCGTCTGCCGTGGCCGACGCGCATTTGCAGGCGCTTCATTTCGCCCGGCTGCTGCTGGGGTAGTCCAGGCTGTACTTCTGAACGATTCGCCTGATGACGGTGCGGTTGATGCCGGTCTGCTTCTCGGCTTGGAAGTGGCTGACGCCCAGGTCGCGCATCGCCTTGATTCGCTCAAGCAGCTTCAGGTCCTCTTCTTCCTCGACATACTTGCGGTGATCCGCGCCGTTGTAGCGTGGCTCCCGGGGCGGCGGCTCTTTGCGAGGCGGGCGGGGCGCAACCCTGAATGAGCCAAGGTCGCGCACAGCGCCGCCGTTGCGCTGGAACTCACATACGGCGGCGGCCAGCCTGGATGACTGGACGCTGTTGCGCTGGATGGCGCTCAGTTCGGTGGTCATCATGCTGCCACCTGCGTGATGGTTACTCCGTCCATTTGGAAGTCAGCGCCTTGAATGTGGACCAGGTCGTCCAGCGCGCCCCAGTTCACTGTGAGGACCGATATCGGTGCCCGGCCTTCGTAGACGGCTTTCACCAGCGCATGAAGGTCGTTGACGTTTGCTTCAAGCTTTGTCGGCTTGGGCGGCACCTTCGCAGATGGCGCGACGGCCGACACTCTCGCAGCTGGTTGTTCGGCTGGTTTGGGTGCCTCAGCAGCTTGCGGCGCAGGCGCGTTGGCTTTCGCTTTTTCAGCTTCAGCTTCAGCGACTCGCTCTGCTTCGGCCGCAGCCGCAAGCTTCGCTGATTCTTCAGCACGAATACGTTCACGCTGCGCCAGCTCTTTCGCTTCCTCGGCCTGCTTGTGTTCGTTGATCCGCACCTTGATGAGGGCCACCAGGTCGTCATTGTTCTTGAGCACGATCTGCTGAGCATCGTTGAACAGAAACGGATGATCCACTGCGAGCGAGCGCAAGCTTTCCAGGTTGGCGCGGATGCCGTCACCGATCTGGCTGGCCTCGATCTTGGCCCGGGCCAGCTCAGAGTCAGCAGCGTCACTCAGACTGGCGATATTTTTTTTGCCTTTGATCGCGCCGGCGAAGTCCGCAGCGATCTCCGGCAGCCGCACCTTGCCGCCGAACGAGGTGTTGATCTTATCCAGATGATCCCGCAGAGCAGCCTTCGCTTTCAGCACGATCTCTTCGCGAATGGCCACCTTGCGAGCTTTCACCAGCTTGTCCAGCTCAAGGCGCTTGCGACGAGCCTGCTCCGATATTTCGTCGATGGTGCGGAAGAGGACGTCGATGGTTTCCGTCTGGCTCAGCGCATGCTGCTTGGCGGCTTCCAGGCGCTCCTCGACCTCGCCGCACCACTTCACTGTTTTCTCCGCATCAGCGAAGTGCTGGTCTGTCTGCAGGTCAGTATTGATCGCCGAAAATACGGCCAGCGAATGGGCCTTGAACTGTTCAAGGTTGCTCGCCGTGACCATGCCGGTTACTTCTATGCGAAGGGCTGGCAGAGCGTCCGGGGTCTTCCCGACGGCCTCCACCACGGCCTCAGTTGGCTCATACGCTTCAAGGTCGACTTCGAACTGTTTCCAGCCGGCGACCAGCTTCGCCGCCCGGCCTTTGACCGGGAAGTACTCCATCGAGACGAAGTTGTCTTCGGTCCCGTCCGAGCAAACGAAAATCACTTTCTCGGCACCGGACACCAGCAGTTGCTGCTCCAGCTGCCAGTAGTAATGGGCATCCAGATCACCCGCACGCACGTCGGCGGCTAGCTGCTCGTTCCACATTTTATGCTCGAAAACGATCTCGCCCATCATTGTGCAGCCGTCGAGGGAGGCCAGCAGGTCGCCTTCGGTGCCCACAACCGGGAACAGGTCTTCGCCGATTCGACCTTCGAGAATTGGGCGCGCCAGCGCTTCGGCTTCGTGACCCTTGTCGAACAAGTACTTCTGGACCCACCACGAAATGTCCCGGTCGAGCCCGGTCTTCTTGGCATGAAGCAGTTCGGTGCGCTTCATCTGCTTGGATGCGCCCATCATCACCGGTGCTTCAGACGCGGTGCGATAGTTGGCGCGGAGCGCGTGCCATTCGGCACTGCCCTGGGTGACTTTGTGCGTCTTCATGCGGTTTCTCCGGCGATAGGAGCCATCTGGTTGATTCGGTCGATCTGATCGGCACTGAGGGTGTATTTCGATTCCAAGAAGGCGATCAGGCTTTCGGTGTCGGTCTTTCCGGTGTCGATTCCCTCCTGCCATTTGGGAAACATCGTTTTGAACTTTTCGTCCTCGTAGGCGGGAAGCTCGGACCCTTGCTGCTCCGGCTGCGGGGAAACATCACGGTACCGAGGGGCGCTTTCCTCCAGCTCATCTGGACTGTAAACGCCCAGAATCACGTCCGGGCAGTAGAGGCGGGACCAGCGTTTGGTTGCCAGGTACGCAAGCTGCTGGCGAGGATCGTCGGCCCAGAGCGTGCTGTTGCGAGTGCGCGCCTGAGCCAGTAGCAGCTCCAGCACCCTCGGTTCGTCTTCGCCGCGAAACGTTGCCCAGACCTTCACGCCCAGGCCTTCCTCGTCGGCAAGCTTCCAGCCTGGCTGCCGGTACTCACCCTTGTCGCTGTTTTTGATCACAAACTTGCCGATGACCTTTTCCCAGTTGCCGTACCACTCGTAGTGCAAGCGATCCACCACAGGTGCGCAGGTTGTGATGACTGCATTGACCAGCTGCGCCTCGTAACCCAACACACCATTCACCAGATGGGTTTTCTGTGCGACGGCGAAAGGATTCATCCTCCACTGCATGGCCTGCATGACGACGGCCAGGCAATCGGCAGAGTTGCCGTTGAAGTGCTTCGGCAGCGTCGCTCGCCCGGTGGCCATTACTTCAGCCAGGCGCATCATCTTGTCCAGACTGTCGCCGTCCAGAACCAAGGCGCTGGTCGAGGTGGCGGCATGCGGAAGCACATGCAAATTTTGCTCGTGCGATACGGACGCAACGTTTCTTGCGGACATAGGAAATCCTCGCGCTCCATGCGGGCGCTGCGATTGAATAGGGAAGGGGTTACTGAGTGAGGTGCGATGCGTAGGCGCTGGCGAGCATCCAAGCGGTTACAAGGGCCAGCACGACGAATGAGCCTCGCCAGGTGTAGATACGCAACTGACGCTGCTTGCGGGTCATGACCGTGCACCCACCGGCCGGCGTTTGAGCCAGTCAGCTTTGATCGGGTAGGGCAGGTCTGCGACTCGCATGCCGACGGGGTAGATGATCGTTCCGCGTACCTGGGCGCGGGCTTTCACCTCGTCAAGTTGCTCATCGATGAGAGATTTTACGATTGGCTGGCTCATGCCGCCTCCTTGCGCTGTTGGCAGTGCCTCAGCAGGCGACTGCAGTAGTGGGAAAACTCTTCAAGGGTGATCAGCTCATCGGTCATCATCTTCGTGATCATCTGCTGGACCAGAACAACCTCGCCGCGTGTGCTGGCGGGGTGCTTGAGGCTTTCGAGCGCCTCGTCGATCAGGATGTGTGGGCTCACAGTTCTACATCCTCGCGCTGGGCGATCACGCCGTCTGCCGCCAAAGGCCGCAAAAGTCCCTCTGCGATTTCGAACAGGGCATCTTTAGGGTTGGGGCAGTTCAACACGGCGTCTGCTGCCTCTCTGGCGCAGGCGGGTGAGCCGAACTTGGCCATGTAGACCAGTCGCCCCAGCGCTGACTGGCTCGCACCAGATGCACCCAGTTTCTCCATGGCGAACTCGTCGACCGCGATTAGGAAGCGCTCGAACGTGACGCCTTGGGGCTCCTGCAGGCGTCGCTTGAACTTGATGTCGTCGCCATGCACCAGCGAGTGGGCGCTGTTGGCAACCCAAAGTCGTTCGGTGGGCGTCAGTGCTCTCACTGGTTCTCCCGCGAGAGGCAACACCTTTGCTACTGCGTTCATGTTCGCCTCCGAGGCGCATGGTGTTGGTGAATCCCTTCGACTGAACACTCAAGAACGGATAGATGCCATACAGGCGCCGGAGGGGGTTCAGTCGGAGAGGTTCGGAGTTTGGGAGGGGGGCAGATGGCCGGGCGCGAATCCGGCGAGAGCGGAGCCTATGGGCACGACCGCTCGGAGGAGCAACCAGCCAAAGCTGGCGCCTATTAACCGCTTTTCTCCAGGGCCGCCGAAGCTTTCAACCCAGCTTTCAACGCCGCATCTGCTTTGCTGGTTACGTCTCCAGTGCGGACTTGCACCGCCGTGTTGATTCCCAAGGGTTGACGCAGGGGGCCGCTTTCGCGGTGTGTACTCATCCGCATCGGGGTGTGATCTACGCGAGGTCGTCACCTCTGGCTTTGCCTGCCGCCGCGCTGTGTCGACGGTGCTCAGTGGCTCGCCTGATTACGAGTCAGGTGCCTTGCTCCGCTGCAGATCACACTCCGATGCAGCCTGGCGCTATGACAGGGATCGGGCAGTTTTCGTCAGGCTGACGCTGGCGCTGGTTGTTCAATAGGGCTTTTCGACTTTGCCTTGGTCTTGCAGGCTTTTGATGTGGAATAGGTTGTTCAGCATTGCGTCCATCTGGCTCGCCAACTGATTGCGCAATCCATCCTTAAGCGCCCCTGTCACGGTGTTGACGCTTGTCTGCATCTGCTTGGTGAAGTCCTCTGCGCAGATCTTCGTCATCAACCACTGAGCCCTGGTGACCGAGTTGTAATCGCTAGTCGCTGGCTTGCCATCACCAGGATTTACCTTCCCGTTCCAGTAGGCAGTTACCGTCTTTTCCAGCTCCTTGCGCAGCGTGGTGGAAGGGCCTTCTTGATCGCCCCACTGATTCACGCGGCGATACTCTCTTTCAAAGGAACCGTTTATGGTTTCGTCGATAGCCTTCTGGATTTGCGCGGTCACTCGCTCGTCAAATATCTTGTCGATCCGTTTTTTCACTTCATTCGCGACCATTCCCGAAAGATCGTCATCCTCACGGAGGAGCTGATCTGCGACCTGGGCCACAATTGCGGTTTTCAGTGCGTCTTCGTTGATGTTGAGCATTTCAGTCCCTCCGTTGATTTCCAATGTCGCCTCATAGAAGCGGCATCAGTAAATCGTCAGGCGACGACCTTCACCGGCGTGAAGCGTGATGGGCTCCAGTCACACGCCTCGTCCTCCGGTATGTGGCCGAACATCATCGTGCAACGTCGGCAGTGCACGCAGTCGCCGCAGGTCATACCTTCCGGCAGGTTCATCTTGTCCGCGTTGTCGGCTGAGCGCGGGTAGGGCGCTCTCTGCTCAGTAGCCATCCTCTGTTCCCTCTGTTGATTTCCCGTCTGGCCCTGTCGCCAAGGCCAGCCGGTGAAGTCTGGTGTTGCACCGCGACCCGCTACTGGCGTCGGTCGCGGCCTGCTGCGTAAGCGGTAGTTGTCTCTCCCTTCTGCCGCTGGGATTCGCGGGGCGCATTGCTTGCCAGGTCATTCACTCGGTCAAGGCGTTTCACCATCGTCAGCCGTACAGGGTTCTCCCTGTCGTGGGCAGCCTTTCGGGGCTGTCTGATCGCCGGTCGCCGGTAGAGGCAATGCGGTCTGTTGTTTGTTGCGCAAGCTGTTAAAGAGCGGTTCGATCCGCTGGGCCTGTTGAGGGGCTGTTTCACGTCTCGATGGATGCAAATATAGGAGTACCCATATTTCAAGTCAATGGGTATTCCCATATTATTTTCGATAGACGTAAAAAAACCGCTCAGTGGCGGGTCAGGTCGGATCAGAAAGGGCGGGCTGCGCGAGGGCCAGGAGGTCATTTAGGGTGGATCGGGCATAACGCCAGCACTATCCAATATCCCGACTACACTCGGCGCAACGCAGGCCTCAGGAATTCTCCTGGCTTGCAACCAGGATGGACCGAATGAATTCCCCAATGGACCTGAGACCTTGCATAGAGGCAGCGTTTTTGCCAATGAAGTGCGTGTGCGTGATCGCACCCGACGCGTCAATGACGATCAGGGTTTTCGACACGAACACCGAGGCGGAAGAGTTCATTGTGACTGGTATCGACACGACTGCACTGGTCACGATCCGCGACATTTTGGGGTTGATACTTGAGGTGAAAGGTGAGATGAGGCTGAGACGGCTTGCGTCTGACGGGCAGGAGAGGGCGCGCAGGGGGTAGAACGAAAAAGCCCGGCACACGGCCAGGCTCGTCTATTTTTGCAGGGAGGGAGCCGGGGCGGGAGAAGTCGATTGGTCTGTGGTCTTGTGGTAAGCCTGCTCGCTACGACCCATCTGGAAGGAAGCCACCATGTTGGAGGTGAGCATGGCATTGAAGCCTGCAATACCGATCACTATTGCCAGAACCGTAGAGACGGCTGTCACGATCATGGCAGTCTTCATCGAACCTATGCTGGATTTTATTTCTGCGTGGTTCGTAAAGATTTGATGAAGGGTGGCCTCCATCCTTTTGTCACGCTCAACCTGCACCGCTACGAAAGCATCAATTTTCGACGACACGGCCTCCACACGAGAATCCATTTTTGTTTCGATGGTCTCGAGCTTGGCATTGAATTCTTCGCGAGTGATATCGTTCATATTCTCAGTATTGCTTTTTTTCTGAACATTGTCGTCAATTTCCCCGCTATTCATCCCGTGCGCGAAGCTTTTTAGCCTTTCCTTCGCCTCTAATATCTGCTCTTCCTGGAGTAGCATCGCCTCGTAAATTTCTTCTCGATTTGAAGCAGCATCAGCCATCTCTCTGAACAGCTCCTCAAGGTCTTGGTTTTCCTCTTCGGTATTTGAGGGATTGGTAGCGACGCGCAGGCCGCCGGGAAGATGCTTTTCCGTGAAAATCCTTTCACTGCTCATCGGATTTAGCCTGAAGAGCCTTCATCCTGGCCTGTACCATCGCAGCGTTAAAAAACACAGTGTGCGCACAGGTGAGACACAAAAGTGTGTACTGAAAGTTGGGGTACTCACGGCCTTGCATTCTCAGTGTGCCTCCATCTGGCAACGACACTGGCAGCGCGCATGGTGTTACGATATCTCTGATAGGGCCGTTCGGTTGGCTCCCTTGAACAGTAGAGCTACCCCACTGATCTCCACCGCAGACGGAGCATTTAAACTTTGAGCCGCGTGGCGAAACCGCATCAAGATATTTGAAAATTACACTTGGTTCACACCAGTAATCCAGATCGTATACGTTTCCTACATTTAGCATGTCGGGCTTGTCATCCATACTTCGCTCCTTGAACTTTGCCTAAAACGACTCCACAGGCTCTCGCCGCATCACAACATCCTACCTGTCAAGCAAATTTCGTCAGAGCCATCACCACTACCCCGATGATCCTGCAGTCCTCTGTGCACTGAAAGGTAGGGTAGGCAGGGTTCAGCGGCTTCAGGTATCTGATCCCGCCATCCTCAACCAGCTTCTTGAAGGTTGCCTCATTGCTGCCTGCCAGCTTTGCGATCACCAGCTTGCCTGGGAGTACTTCTGCCCGGGTGTCTACGAGTATCTGTGAGCCCTCTGGAATCGAAGGGGCAGTAGGTGCCGTCATCGAGTCCCCTTTAACCACCAGCCAAAACGCCGGGCCCTTGGCCTTGTAGTCAGACACGTCGTACTCATCAGCAGCACCTGGCGGATAAGGCTCAATCGCTTCCGACCAATCGCCGGCCGCGACCCAGCTCACTACAGGGTAGCGGTACATGCGGGCCGGCTGCTCAGCTATGGATACGTTGGTGTGTTCGCCAGACGTGATCACCGCTGTCATGTCGCCTTTTCCGTCCGAAAGCCACAGTGCATTCACGCCGCAGACGTCGGCGATCTTCGCCACATGCGCAGTTGCCTTGGATTTTCCACGCTCCAAGTCGGAAATAGATGTCTGCGTGATGCCCGCGCGGACTGCCAATTCTGCTTGATTGAGCTTTGCGTGCTGCCTTGCGGCCTTTAATCGGTCTTTAAATTCCATCCGTTGAGTATTACGGGCGCTCCCATATCCTTGCAAATCGGTGTTCCCATAATCTAGTATATGGGTATTCCCGTATGGAGGGGCAGCATGAACAGTATTTACAAGGACCTCGTTGCCTTCTTCGGCACCCAGGAGGCCACAGCTGAAAAGCTCAAAGTTGATCAAAGCACCGTATCCGGATGGGTTCGGGAAAAGCATGGGATGTCTCCAGTAATTGCCAAGCGCGCGGAGGCGTTGACCGGAGGTGCTTTCAAAAAAGAGTCCCTTTGCCCCTCGTTTCCGTGGGCCGAAATGGCTGCTTAAAAGACCGTCCCGCCGCTTCGGTGGATTGATATTGCCCAGCTTTAACGCCTGGCACCACGGAAACAGAACAGAGGTTTTACGAATGGAAAATTTCTTGCGGTCCTGCCAGAGCGCAGTGCTCGAAAACGAGGCCAAGAGCCTAGCAGCGAAAATGGGAGTCGCTCACGTGAGCCTGCTCCAGCGCGCCAACCCAGACAATGATGCTCATCACCTGACCATCGAGCACCTGTTCGGGATTCTGCTGCACACGAATGATCTGCGACCGTTGAAAGCACTTGCTGACGAGTTCGGTTGCGACGTCGTTGCGCGCCAGCGGCCAGCGCCGAAACCACTCCTCGCTGCCTTGGCACATCTCGCCGCCGAGTCGGGTGACGTAAAGCGCCTGGTCTACGACGCCACCATCGACAACCACATCAGCCAGCACGAAAAAGCCCAAGGCGACAAAGCCATTCAAGAAGCGATCGACGCGCTTCAAGTGCTTCGCGAATCGCTGAAGGCTGCCTGATGAGCCGGACCAAAAAGGTCGGGAAGTCCTGATATGCAGTACACCGTCACGATAAACCAGGTGAAGGCGTTGGAATGGGGGCTGAATTCTCAGCAGGCCCTGCTGTTTGCCTTCGTCTATGGGTGCCCCAGCTGGACCAAACCAATCAAGACCGATGGCGGGATTTTCTTTGCGCTGAGCAAAGCGAAGATCATCGAGGAGCTTCCTCTACTCACTGATAAGCCTGATACCGCTTACCGTATGTTGAAGGCTCTGGAAGAGGCGGGTTTGATTGAGCTTTCCAGCACTTCAAATATCACTCTTTTTCGTCTGACAGCGAAGGCTGTTGAGTGGAATCAGAAGCTCGATGGGTCGGAAAAATATCCGACCCTACCAGACGGCAAGGCTCGGAAAAAAATCCGAGCTACCTCGGAGAAAAATCCGATCAAGGTCGGAAAAAAATCCGGGCAAGGGTCGGAAAAATCTCCGACAAATCAGGATACAAGTAATCAGGATACCAATCAGGGTACAAGTCAGGACTTGCAAGACCCTCCCGGCGAGCCGGGTCAGTCCTGCGGTTTGACTGTGGTTGACGATCGCGCCGACACGCCACGGGTCGAGATTCCCGCCGACATGCCTGGACCGAAAGATCGAACCTGCAAAACCTTCAAGGTCTGGGCGAATTACGCGATGGCCTACCGCAAGCGTTACAGCGCCTGGCCGGTGTGGAACGCCAAGGTCGGCGGCCAGCTCGGCCAACTGGTCGACCGTCTCGGCGCTGATGTCGCTCACCACGTAGCTGCCCACTTCCTGAAGACCAGCGATGCCGCCGTTCTGCGCAAATGCCACAGCCTCAACGAGCTGCTGGCAAACGCAGAGAGTTATCACACCCAGTGGGTAACCGGTCAGCGCGTCAACGGCACTACTGCCCGCCAGATGGAACGGACTGAGGCGAATCTATCCGCAGCGGAGCAGGCCGCCCAGATGGTTCTGGCCAAACGCCAAGCAGGTGACCGCAATGAATACCTCTGAAATGAACGATCAGCAGGTCGCAGGACTGGCGGCCGCCATCTGCGCAACCGCTGAAGCCATGGGGCAGGAAATGAATCCTGGTACGGCAGCGATAATGGCCGAAGACCTGTGTGCTTACTCGGTGCCGATCGTCAAAGCCGCGCTGAAGGCCTGCCGTTTTGAAGTGAAGGGAAAGTTGGCCATGGCCGACATTCTTCAGCGTGTTCAGTCGTCCGACGGCCACCCTGGTAAGGACGAGGCATGGGCCATCGCCATGACCACCAACGACGAATTTGAAACCGTCGTGCTCACCGACGAGATCCAGCTCGCTCTGACGGCCGCAAAGCCTGTTCTTGATGCTGGTGACAAGATTGGCGCGCGCATGGCGTTCATGAGCGCTTACGAACGACTGGTGACCCAGTCCCGCATCGACCAGAAGGGCGTCAACTGGCACGTTTCCGTCGGCTTCGACGCCAATCGGCGTGTCGAGGCGATCACCAAGGCCGTGCAGATGCAGCGCATCCCGCAAGAGCGCGGGCAGTTGTATCTGGCTGATCTGAACGTGGTGCCCATCACACAGGACGGCCAGGCCATTGCTGGCTTGATCACCGGCCAGGTTGCCAACCCAAGCCCAGACGTTCGCGAAAAGCTTCAGGCGGTGAGAGACAGCATGCGCGAAATGAGCAAGGCGTCGGCCAAGCGCAGGCAAGAATTGAAGATCAAGGCCGCTAATGATTTGGCCGAACGCCTCGCGCTGCTCCAGCGGCAGGCCGAGGAACTGCAATTGAAAAGGGCGGAGTTATGACCGACAAAATCAGCGTGAACTGCCAATCCAAGCTCACCGAAGCCATCACACGCCTGTCAGCAATGTTTCGCGAGAAGAAGTTCGTCGTAGTGTCGCTACGTCCGGGAAAAGACCGCACGCTTGATCAGAACGCACTGTGGTTCGCCTTTTATAAGCGCATATCCGAGATGACCCAGATCGGCGACGCCAGCGAAGCGCGCAAGTACTGCAAATTGCACCATGGCGTTCAGATCCTGATCAACGAGGACGAGGACTACCGCGCGGCTTGGCACAGGACAACCAAGCACCTGAGCTACGAGGAAAAACTCGACCTGATGGGCGACAACAAGCTGTTGGGGCCAGATGGTTTCCCGGTCACCAGCCTGTTCAATCGCGCCCAGGGCATCGCGTACACCGACCGCATCCTGACCGAATTCACGGCGCTGGGCGTCTTTCTCGGTGATCTGATCGGTGAGGCGGCCGCATGAAGCGCACCTCACTGCAACGCAAGGTGCCGCTAAAGGCCAGTGGCATAACCCAGCGTACGCCACGCGCCAAGAAGTGCGCCCACTGCGCTGAGCTGTTCCGGCCGGCACGCCCCGGGCAAAAGGTCTGCGGACCAGCCTGCGCCATTGCCATGCCTGCCGAGAACCTTCCGCAGGCTCGCAAGGCGCTGGCTGATATCGAGCGCAAAGAAATCAAGGCCCGCAAGGAGAAACTGAAGTCCCGCAGCGACCACATGAAGGACACCCAGCAGGCTTTCAACGAGTGGGTTCGTCACCGTGACATGGGCGAGCCGTGCGTGAGCTGCGGTAGGCACCACAACGGCCAGTGGCACGCCGGACACTATCGGTCCGTCGGTGGTCACCCGGCCCTGAGATTTGAACCGCTCAACGTGTGGAGACAGTGCGCACCGTGCAACACGCACAAGTCTGGTGACCTGGTGAATTACCGGGCTGAACTGGTGCGCCGCATAGGTATCGTCAACGTTGAATGGCTCGAAGGGCCTCATGAGCCCCAGAAGTACACCATCGAAGAATTGAAAGCCCTGACAGCCAAGTACCGGGCACTGACAAGAGAATTGAAAAAGGGGCACGCAGCATGAAAATCCACTCGGCACGTCAGGCGTGGCATGACTGCACCTACATTCCGGCTCCTGGCCAGTCCTCTGATGTCGTCCAGCTCGGCGTGGTAGTGCAGGGCACGGAACGAGGTCCGACGGCCAACCATGCGATGCACAGCGCACTGGCCGGGCATATTCAGTCGGCTATCGCCAAGCTGCACCCGCAGGTACGTGTGTTCGGTGAATACATGTACGCCGCCAACCGTGACGACGAAATCAACGAGGCGGCAGAATACGTGGTGTTCGGCATGGTCATGTCGAAGTCCAAGCGGATGACGGCCGGCAAGAGGGAGAAGCTGGAGTACGTGGTGAAGGGGGTGATGCGCCGGTATCGCTACATGCATCAGGGCGGCCAGTCTGCCAATGACGATCCGCTGATCAAGCCAGAGGCTTTCCGTTCTTGGCTGATGGGTGAGTTCGGAGTGAGGTTGGAATCGAGTGCTTGGACACGGGATTGGGAGCCGGTCGTTCGGCTCTCGTTCGAGTGCTGCGAGGACCTTGATAGAATGGCCCTAAGCCCAGTTGCGGCTGTACTTTATCAAATGAAAGAGGCGGCTTGAAAAGCTATGGAAGGACTCGTGTCGGGGGATATTTTCAAAATCGCAGCAGGTAGCGGCGTGATCGCTGCACTAGTTACTGGTCTGATTGGGATAATAAAAGATCGATGGGTTCGTCAAGAACAGGCTCTGCGAGAAGCTGAGATTGACGCTATCCATCTGATATCGAAGCTTGATGGATTAGCTGCGCAGTGTGCCAATAACTACTGGTCGTTTCACGAAATGTGGTCACAAATGCGCGGCAGCCAAAACGTTGGAAATTTCAGCTGCGCGAAACCTAACCTCGATATCGATCCAGTAATGCTTTCGAAGATTGATCGCTCCTTGGCCTGTCGCATTGCGTGGCTTGAGAATGACGTGAAGTTAGGTAGTGACGGGATACGCGCAAGATGGGAGGCTTATCTTGATACGGACGATGCGCTTGAGGCTGATGCCGATCTAGTTGGCTATTTCGGTTATGAGGCACTTTTGGTAGCTAGGGGGTTGAGGCAGAAATACAAACTCAACTATGAAGGCGCGAAGTGGGGCATGACAAGGGTTGAGGAGCAGCTCTCGGAATGCTCGGATCGATCAAAAAAATTCTTTAAAGATTCAGATTGACTTCCCGCACGGCTGGCGGCATCATTTCACCACATTGAGTATTTTGCCTGCGGCAACTTGCTCAACAATCACCGAAAGCCCGGCCTAAAAAACCGGGCTTTTTTGCGTCTCAAAGAAACAGAGAAGCCCCGATAACTGCTGAAAGATTTTATATGCGGGAATCGAAACGATTACTCGCCCGAACGACAAAACCGGCTCCAGATCAAGCGTTCCTCATGCGGAACCTTGAGTGCTTTGAGGGTCCTGAGCCCCGAGATATCGCCTTTGAGCGACATGAGAGCGGCAATCGCCGTAAACCATCCTCTAGTTGTTCAAAAGGTTTAAAAATGAAATTAGTTACCAAACCAATTAAAAGTGAAGACGAAAATATCTGCGGAGCGAAGTTTTCGTATAGTGGCTCCCCGTCTGGTGTCGAGGTTGCTACCAGTAGTCAGACACTGACCTTCAGCGCAACTGATGGCAGGGAATATCCGGGCGAGGTTAGCGGCCTATTTGCACTGGGCGCAGGTGTCGGCACTGCCACAGTTCAGTTGGACTACCAGACTGCTATTTATTTCTCGGTTTACGAGCTTCAGGGCGTTGAGGGGCAGGAAGACGATAACACGAGTGTCAGTGTCATCTTGCTTAAGGGCAGCTCACCGATCTTCACTAAGTCGTATAGTTTGAAAGAGCAAGATGTCTCAGGAGCCTATGTCGATACCCGTGAAACAGGAACTTATTCTGGTGGCGGATTCGACATCACAATGCCAACGAAACGACAAGACACGTATGCTTCCACCGTCAAGAGCAAAGAACCTCACAATCTCGACTGCCGAATCGAAATGGCAGGCTTAAGTTCTGGAGCGAGCTCCATTGTAGCGTCGCTGAAGTTGACGTTCGCCTCAGAAGACAAGTCCGCGACCTTTACTACGTCGGAGCTTCAAAATCTCCTGCCGGCGCTAACGGAGTATGAGGGCAAAAAAGATTTCATGTATGTGGACGATAAAGGGAATGTAACAGCGGGTGTGGGCTTTATGCTCGTCGACGCAAATGCAGCAGCTTCTTTCCCGTTCTTGGATTTTAACGATAATCCGGCAAGTGATGACCAGAAGCGCGGTGAGTGGCAGAAAATCTTGTCTTTGTACAGTGAAAAACACACTGCTGATTGGTATGAGGATTACACTTCTCTGTACCTTTCCGATGACTTTATTGACTCTAAACTTCAGGATATCGTAAAAAGTAATTTCAATCCGCTGAAGACAGTTTTTCCTGAATTTGGCAGTTTTCCTTCAGCTGCTCGTATTGCAATACATGACATGTATTACAATTTGGGGGAGGCTGGACTTCTTAAATTTAAAAACCTGATGGCGGCCATCGGTCGTCGCGATTGGGCTGGTGCCGCAGCTGAGTCTCATCGATTGGATATTAATGAAAAAAGAAATGACTACGTTAGGGATCTTTTCCTTCTCGCGGCTAAGCCTGATTAATACTCCTAGTGTATTCGGGTCCTGTAGTTAGCAGGACCCTTTGTTAGATGTGTATCACTGCACATGCCCCCTTCTTGATTTCCGAGGTAAAGATGGACCCAACCGATCTCGGCCCAGGCACAGCTACCTGGCT